ATTATAGAAGAAAAGAAAAAGCAAGTTTCCGCTAAATCTTTTCCTGGAAAACATCTAACTGGTAGTGACGAAAAAACAATTTTTAATGCTTCAAGACGCCAAGCGTTTAAAGAAAAAATTAAAAAATTTGGTAAGAAAAAAGAGGAAAAATAATGTATCCATATGTACACGTGGCTTTGGTTTCACCAAGTGATACCGTAAATTTACCAAATGAGTGTACCGCATTTATAGTTGGTGTAAGTGGAAATGTAAAATTCACAACGATTTATAATGAAACCGTAACAATACCATGTATTGCAGGATATCTTTATCCTATACGCGCATTACAAATTTGGGCAACAGTAGCCGGAGCAGCAACCAGTATAGTTGCATTATCATAAAAATATGCCAACAACATTTAACGGCGAATCCAAAGAAGAATTACCATTATTAATTGAATCATGTGAAGTTCAATTCCTGATCGAAGATGTAAATGGAAAACGATACCACATGATTGAAGGAATATTTCTTCAACAGGAACTTGCTAATAAAAATAAACGAAAATACACAAAATCTGTAATGGAACCAGAAGTTCAACGTTATACGAACGAAATGGTTCTTAAAAATCGTGCTGTGGGTGAATTGGGACATCCCGAAGGCCCCACAATTAATCCAGAAAGAATATCACATAAGATAATTTCATTAATACAATCTGGAAACGATTATATTGGCAAAGCAAGAATTTCAAATTCACCATTTGGTAAAATTGTACAGAATTTTTTGGATGAAGAAATTCAATTTGGTGTTTCTTCACGTGGTATTGGGACACTAAGACGTATTAGTGGTATCGATATGGTACAAAACGATTTTCGTTTATCTACTGCCGCTGATATTGTTATGGATCCATCTGCACCTGATGCATTTGTACGTGGTGTGATGGAAAGTAGAGAATATCTTTTAGCTGATGGTTTAATCCAAGAATCTAGTATAGACAAATGGAAAAAAGCTATTAAATCTGCAACTAAAAATAGTTTAAATGAAATTTCTTTATGTACGTATAGAGATTTTTTAATCGAATTGGATAACCACTTTAAAATTTAAAAAATGATAAATAACCATGATATCCATTATGAACACAAATAAAGGAGATATAGGATGAATTCTTTTACAAAGAAATTGGAAAAAATCCTCCGCGAAGATAAACAGACCGTTTTAGCTGAGTCCGAAGAAGCATACGGAACTCACAGTCCAACTCAAGTTAAACCCGAAAAAGGTGAAGAGGTGACTACAAGTTTAGACGGTTCAGGTAAAATCAATGCGACTGGACCAATTCCAACAAATACCGCAGGAACATTAAAAACAACACCTGGTGTAAGCGCAACAGAAGGACCTACTGGTCATATTCCAACTAATTCTGATCTTCCACGTGGACAACACGATGGATTAGGTACATCAAATGGTCCAGGTAGAGATAGTCTTCCTCCAAAGCCAAAAGTTTATGGTTTAAGAGAAGAAGAGGAAGAAGACGAAAAAAAGAAAAAATTGAAAGAAGAGGAAGAAGACAAGAAAAGGCTTCCGCCTTTCATGGCAAAACATAAAAAGAACCTCAAAGAAGAGGAAGATGACAAAAAATTGAAAGAAGAGAAAGAAAAGAAACTGAAAGAAGAGAAGGAAGAAAAATCCGAATCTGAAGCAGCTAAAACTTTACTTGGAAAATCTCACGGTTCTGGGGAAAAAGCCGATCATGTCAAAGAAGAAACTGATGAAGGTGAAGGTGATAAAACCGAACATAAAATAGCAAAAGAAGAAAAAGAAGACGAAAAGGCGGATAAAAAAGCTGTCGAAGAAGCCTCCGCAGAACTTTTGTCTGGTGAGACAATCTCTGAAGCATTAAGAGAAAAAACTGCCACAATTTTCGAAGCAACACTTTCAAAACGTATTAAAGAATATCGTGCCATATTAAATGATCGGTTTACTCAAAAACTTAATATGCGCGTAGAAACAATTCGTGAAGATCTAAGTGAAGCTGTAAGTGGTCATTTAGATATTGTTGTAGAACACTGGATTAAGGAAAATGAAGTTCCTTTAGAGAAAGCTATTAAAGCTGAGTTAGTAGAAGATTTTATTAGCGGCTTAAAAGGTTTATTTGAAGAACATTATATCGAATTACCTCCAGAGAAAATTGATGTAGTAACAGAAATGGTAGATCGTATTTCTAAGCTTGAAAATAAATTAAACGAACAGATTGACACAAATGCCAATTTGCAAAAACAAGTTAAGTTACACGAACGTACTGATGTATTCGAAAAAGTAACAAAGGGTATGGTAGCTACACAAGTTGAAAAACTTAGAAGTTTATCAGAAAATGTTGAATTCAAAAGCAATAAACAATTTGAAATAGCATTGACCACTTTAAAAGATGAAGTTACTACACAAAAGAAACCCGCTGAGGCAAAAAAGACTTTGTCTGAGCAAACATTAGAGCAAAGTTTAGAGCCAAGTACTGGTATGATGGATACTGTAACTGAAACTCTTGCTCGGATGGCTAAAAAGTAAGGATTTATAAATAAACTTAAAGAGTTTATTATCCGTTTAAGAAAGAGTTAAAGGAGAAACATTTAATGAGACCTGAAATGACCACTGATAAGTTAGTCGAAAAGTGGGGACCGGTTCTTGATGACGAGAATTTTGGTAAGTTGAAAAATTACCACAAACGTAGAGTATGTGCTACGGTTTTGGAAAATCAACAAGTTGAATTTGAAAAAACGCACCAAATATTGTCAGAAGCCGCTCCAACACTTAGTACTGGTGCCGGTATTGCAAACTTCGATCCAATTTTAATTTCGTTAGTTAGACGGGCTATGCCCAATTTGATAGCATATGATGTCTGTGGTGTTCAACCAATGGTTGGACCTACTGGATTGATTTTTGCAATGAAATCGCGTTATACAACCAAAACCGGAACAGAAGCTTTGTTTAATGAAGCTAATACCGCGTTTACTGGTCAAGATCCTAATGGCCCATTTGGTGCAAATTGGGGTGGAGCAAGTGGAACTGGTAGTCCTGCTGTTCAAACTTTCTCAGGTGCCACTGCACATTCTGGATTAGATCCTGTAACAACAGGGTTCCCACCGACTGCATCTGGTTATTCAACTGGTCGTCCAATGCTAACAGCACAAGCCGAAGCGTTAGGTGATGGAGTTGGAGCAGATTTCAACCAAATGGCCTTCAGTATTGATAAAATTTCTGTGGAAGCCAAGACAAGAGCATTGAAAGCTGAATATTCAGTTGAAGTTGCTCAAGATTTGAAAGCAATCCACGGATTAGATGCTGAAACAGAATTAGCAAATATTCTATCCGCTGAAATCTTAACTGAAATCAACCGTGAAATTATCCGTACAATCTATTATATTGCCGTACCTGGAGCAGCACAATGTACTAACCCGGGTGTGTTCGACTTAGACGTGGATGCCAACGGTCGTTGGTCAGTTGAGAAATTTAAAGGTTTAATGTTCCAAGTGGAACGTGAAGCTAATGCTATCGCAAAGGCTACACGTAGAGGTAGAGGGAATGTTATTATCTGTTCATCAGACGTTGCAAGTGCCCTTGTAATGGCTGGTAAATTAGATTATACACCTGCTATTTCTGCTGACCTAACGGTAGATGATACCGGCAATACATTTGTCGGTGTATTAAATGGACGTTACCGCGTTTATATCGATCCTTACTTCGGTAATGGTGGAACAAACGAGGAATTCCTATTAGTTGGATATAAGGGCGCCAATGCCTATGACGCTGGTTTATTCTATTGCCCTTATGTGCCTTTACAATTGTTTAGAGCACAAGATCCACATTCATTCCAACCAAAGATTGCTTTCAAGACACGTTATGCCATCGCACCAAACCCATTCTGGTCAGATGCAAACGCTAACTTGCAGGCTAATTCAAGTGCATATTACAGAATGATTAAGGTAATTAATTTACTGTAATTTAACGAAAATACACACGACTAGCTGAAGGCTAGCAATAAACTTAGAGGCAGCCGAACAAGTTTTGGCTGCCTTTTTTTATGTTATAAATACTAGTGAGGCGATATAATAATGAATATGTTAAAAGTTTTGGTGGTCTTTAAGGATACCAAAATTGATTTGCCTACATCTTATCACCAAGGTCTTGGTGTTACAGCACGTAGATTAGCGGAAGCTCTAAACACGTTATATATAAAAGCGGATGCTTTTCCTATTAAAAATGGAGAATATTTATGGGCCAAATTAAATTCAGATTGGCAATCATATACTCATATTGTTTTTATGGCACCCTTTGTTGATGCGGGTTTTCTTGAACGGTTATTTTCGAATTTTCATATGCAGAAATTTACTATAATCTACCATTCTAATTTAGGTTTTTTGAGTGTAGATAGATTTTCGGTAAAATCATTAGAATTATATTTAAATCTTGAAAAAATATGTCCTAATTTTACCGTATCAACAAATTGCCTTGAATTATCTCGTAGTATAGAATTAGGTTCAGGTCGAAAATTCTGTTATCTTCCCAATTTATTTCCTCTACCCAACAAAAAACCTGATAGAAATTTTCAAATTTATCCTTTAAATATTGGTATATTTGGTGCAGCACGTGTATTAAAAAATTGGTTAACGGCAACTGTAGCTACGATGATAATAGCAAATAAGTTGAAGCAAAAGGTTAATTTCCATATATCCACACAGAGAGATGAAGGCGCAGAAAGTACTCGGGAAAATATAAAAAGTCTTTTAGCTTTAAATACTAATATTAATCTTATTGAAGTTCCATGGTTAGACCATGATAAATTTCTAGATTATCTCCATGATAAAATGGATTTATTATTACAACCAAGTTTTACTGAAACATTTAACAATGTTACTGCCGAAGGATGTATTTCTGGTGTACCTAGTGTTGTTTCTGATGCCATTGTTTGGGCTCCAGATAGTTGGAAAGCAAGATCTGATAGTGCCACTTCGGTTGCCGAAGTAGGAATGGATCTTTTAAATGATCCTGGTGCTTATAAAGATGGATGGAAAGCTTTAACTAAATACAATAAAGATGCAAGTAAAATTTGGTTAAAATGGTTAGGGGCAAAAGATGAGTCAAGTATTTTCCAACGAATCTCAAAATTATGGAGCTCTTAATAGACAACCAAAAAATGTAAATCCACTTCTACCAAATAAATTTACATTTTTTATTACTAAATTACCAGAAGTATCTCTCACAAGTAAAAGTGTAAATATTCCTGGTATATCTTTAGAAAATTGGGATCAACCCACCAGTTTAAATCCTATTCCAAGAAGTGGGTTAAATCTACATTTTGAACCCTTAGAACTTACATTTATTGTAGATAGAGATTTAAACAATTATTCTGAATTGGCTAATTGGATGAGATTAATGGCTATGGTTAAAAATAGTGATGATTATGCTAAAGTTCTTTTGGAAAAATTGCAACCTGGTCCGGATCATGGTTTAGTTTCAGATGCTCAAATTGTATTATTAACAAACGAAAATGTTCCGAATATTGTGTTTTATTTTATTGATGCTTTCCCGGTATATTTGAGTGATTTGCCATTAACAAATGATACTACAGATCCAACACCATTAGAAGCGACGGTCCGTTTCATTTACACGTACTACGATTTTGCCACTGTTAATCCTGAGGCAGAACCTGACTAAATAATATTATATGAATCAACCTTATGGTTAGTTGGAAAATTTAAAAGTGAATTACCTGATGGTACTATTTCTTTGGGAATTTTTGATAATGAAATAGTTGCTGTTGAAGCTTGCCGAAATAAATATTATTTCCTTGGTCCTGTAGAACTTAATAGATTATTACCAGATAAACTTGTACCTTGGCCAGGATGCCGATATCCCCTATAAGTGGGCTATATTGTCAATAATATTTAATTAAAGTAGGATTTTATGACATTTTGTGGTTTTAAGTTATTGAAAAGAAAGAATTTATATTTTGATTATTTAATATGAACCAGGAACGTCATATTCATCATATACAACCTAAATATTTGATAGGAATTGATAATTCCCCGGATAATTTAACTCCTCCGATTTCGGTAGAATTACACGCGGCTCTACATAAAGACCTTTTGAACATTTTGGTAATACAGAAGATTTCCTTGCATGGAAAGGTTTATTGGGAGAATCTAAAAAAGGAATTATATTAACACCCGAAATTAGAAAGAAAATATCTGAAGCTAATAAAGGTAAAAAACTTTCTAAAGAAACTAAGGAAAAAATTTCAAAGGCTCATAAAGGTAAACATTTTAAAAATGACACTTTTAGAATTACAAGAGCAAGTTAAAAAAGATTTAAAAATTGATGGTTCGGAATTAACTCTCGCGGCAATTAAAACTCCGGATCTACATAATCGGTATAACAAAATGCTTTTTTCTGAAAAATTAGCATTAAAAAAATTGGAGAGACAATTTTCAATTTTGTATCTCGAAAGATGGGAATATTATCGAAAAAAAGCACCGGATGAAATTTATGAGAAGAAACCTTTATTAAAAAAGATAATGGACTCTGATGTAAAGTTATATTTAAATGCTGATGATGAAATACAAGCATTACAAGCCCAAATAGATGGAAAAGAAGAATTAATCGATTTCTTGAAACGGGTAATGGATAATGTTGTTATGCGACAATGGCTCATAAAAGCGGCAAATGACAACAATAAATATCTTTCAGGCGAAAAATAGATCGGAATGATGGATAACCCGTAGATATAAATAGTCCCAGAGGGTTTTTCATGATCCAACCTACCAAATACGATATTTGTATTCCCAAGGGCGCTACATACGATCAAGCTTTTACATGGAAAGATATCAATGGATCTATATTTGATTTAAGTCTCTTTACTGCGGCTATGCAGATTCGGGTATCCGCGGGTGCACCCGATCCTCCTACTATTTCTCTTACAACCAGTAATAGTGGTA